GAAAGAGGTTGGAGTGCCTGGTGTCGGTCGCGTTGTTGGTAAGGGTCTTAATCCTAGGGAGCGTGCGTCGTTGATCAGGAAGAAGTTCCGATCGATTAAAGACTGCGTTGTCTTTGAGATTGATGGCAAGGCTTTCGAGGCCCATGTGGGTCCCGCGGCGCTTGCGGAGGAACATTCAGTCTACATGGCGGCTTACCCCCGCGACAAGGGGTTGCGCGCCATGCTGAAGGTTCAGACAACTCTTCGGGGTCGTCTTCCCTGTGGTGCTCGTTTCGAGCGCGAGGGTGGCCGTGCTAGTGGCGATTTTAATACTGGTATGGGCAACACGTTGGTCATGGTGGCCGCGGTCGTTTCTTGTCTTGATAACGAGCCTCTTTATGATGTGCTCGCTGATGGAGACAACGCGTTGTTGTTCTTACCCCCTGGTGCGGTTGCTCGCGTGGTCGAGGCGTTGCCCCGCAGGGCTCTGCGGGCCTGTGGTCTTGAGCTCACACTCGAGAGCCCTGTCTCTGTGCTGGAACATGTCCGTTTTGGACAGTCCGCCCCTGTTTGGGTCGGCGATGGTTGGACTATGGTCAGGGACTACCGCAAAGTGGTCTCTGGTGCCACTTCCTCGCACCGTTGGTTGCGGGAGCCTTCTTTTCGTCGTGAGTACCTAACCGGGGTCGGTCTCTGTGAGCTTTCATTGGCTCGCGGTGTTCCGGTCTTGCAGGCGTATTGCCTGCACCTCCTGGACACGTTGGACTATAGGGGTCGGGTGCGGGCCCACCCCTTCCGGGACTATTTTTGTATGGGCGCTACTTTGGATGTAGACCGCGAGCCTCTTCCCATTAGTTCTGAGGTGAGGAGTTCGTTTGAACGTGCCTTTGGTTTGTCGCCGGAGGCTCAGGTCCTCCTCGAGGCGGGTTTTAGCTGTCCCTCACCGGATGGTTTCTCCCGCATCGAGGGTTTCGCTGATGCGTTCGCTGCCCCTCCCCTTGTTATGGATTCGTGGTATGAGGCCCACGTGTAGTGTGGAATAGTGTGGGATGGTGGAAGGGTGTTGTTCGTCTGGGCCCGTGTCACACTTCGCTTCGTGCTAGAGCCACTGACATGCCGTCGGCGCTGCGAAAGTCTTAGCCGGGGAGCCCCTCCTGTTTGGCCGGATTATAGCCTCTGGATGTATCACACACCTCGCATTCGTGCTATGGCCTCTGTGTTGTCCACACTTCATCTTGGTCTAGGGTTGACTGGTGAACCGGGGACGTCCAGTAGATCGATTTCGGCGGTTTGTGGGCTTTTACCCTTCTGGGGAGAATGTATCACCCTTTCCAAGCGTGCCGCTGGCGCCCGCCTGAAAATATTCCTAACTACGGGGACTGCCAGTTCCCTGCTTCACAAAGCACTGGTTGTCTACGATGTGGGCTATCGTAGTTAGCAGAAGCCTCGCACGGCGGGTGCGTTAAAACCGTTGTTCCCCAGGGGGGACATCTCATGGCAAAAGCACGCTGGGGTGCATTGGGCCTGCTATGAGACTGTCAATTTTC